AACCAAATTAAACTCTTCTGGCGAAATATATCCACCAGCACTACTCTTCTTAGTAATGAAGTTTATGAACTTGTATACTTCGTCTATAGTCATCGTGATACAAAGATAATCAATATTTAGACCCCTTTTTAAAACAAAGCCACCCATCATCACGACAGGTGGCTAACACAAGAGAAAGGAATCAAGGAAGCTCTTACATTCTCTTCAATTGCTCTACAAGCTTGATTGCTTCTTCGTTATTCTGCATAACCAATTTAGCAATGTCTTGGGCAATATCAGATCCTTTAGGAGCATCCATAATAGCCTTCCGTGACTCAGACCATACAAGTTTACCTTCGATGATCGCAGTCGAGATAATATTCTCAGTCAATCCTTTGTGAACTAAATAAGAAATTTGGTTCTTAGGATCAACAAAGTGTTTTAAGAAGTAACGAGGATTAGCTTTAGCTTTCATAATAAACTCACGTCTAATCTCTTTTTCGCTCTTCTGGGTATTAATACCTAGAACAAATGCGAAAGGAATCATTTCCTCGTCACTGCACTCTTTAGCAATTTTTAATGCCTCAAATTCAATTTCAAATGAATCTAATGCGTTGTCAAGATCTTTCTCTTCATCTACTAATCTGTAAACAGTCTTTGAGTTTTGTTTGCGGTATTTCTTACCTTCAAAACCATCCTGATGCATTAATGCGGCGAGCTTATTACGCTCCCAGCCTTTTACAGTCATTTTACCATAAATGAAGATTAAATCTTCGTACTCATCATATCTAGGCTCAATTCCTTCTTGGTCATCTACCCAGATTGAATCAATACCTTTTAAACATCTCCATCTACGGCTTCTTTGAGTATCTTCATCAATCGCAATACCTTCGCTAGCTAATTTGTAGAACGGAGGGAATGGATCATATGGTGACTGGCCAGTATCTGGATCTTTTGGTTTGTACTTTTCGTATGTATCAGTTAATACGAATGTGTACGTTTTGTCAATTTCATTAACCTCAACTTTTTTCTTACCAAAGTTAGGGTTTCCTTTTTTCTTAACTTGTGTTAATTCTTCCATTTTCTTTCCTTTTGTGTTATAAAATAAGGGGGAGAGCGAACCCTCCCCCTATATTAATTACGAACCTTTTACGATTACGTATTGGTTTGCACCCATTACTTGTACACCGAAGTATCCAACTTGAGACACAGTCAGCTCCATTTTAGCAGAGGTTGGAACTTTTGCCAAACCGCCAGTTTCAGCGATCTGTACTTTCTGTCCATTACCTAAGATGTCTTGGTAGCGAATGTTGAAACGAGGTACTACGTTACGAGTTTTAGCATCAACAGCTGAACCTTTAGGGATCAACAAGCCGAAGTTGTTACGCTGAGCGCCAGCAGGGCTTGAGCCATAGAAAGCAGCATCAGAGAAAGGTAAGTAACGAGTAAAGTTGAATTTACGTTGTAGTGGAGTAAATGATTTGAAACCACGAGCTAAATCCATATCAGCCATATCACCAGTTTGGTTGTAGATAACCGCACCATTGTTGAACTCAGCACCTAAAGCGGTTTGAATTGCAATGTGTTGGTTAGTATCGCACAACCAGTCATACTCTTGAGGAGCACCTTGTGCATCTAATTGACGCTCGATGTCAGCAAAAGTAGTGTTTACGCCGAAAGTAGAGTAGTTAACGGTTTGACCGTTAGCTTGAGTCTGTTGGATAACACCAGCAGTTCCAGACTCACCGTTAGCTAAGTTATCAGCCAAGTTAGAGTCCATCAACATTAACTCACGTTGCAACAAGAATTTTTTGTTGTCGTCAGCCAATTGCTTATACTTGTAGTAACGTTGACCATCATATTCGAAGTCAATCGCTTCCGCTAAGTTTAAGTCGGTGAAACGAGAGTCAATACGGATTTGAGATACGTAGTTAGTGTACTTGTCGATTGTCTGTACTTGAGTAGCAGTGTAATCAGAAGCTTCACCTACGTATTTGAAACCACGACCTTGTAAGATGTCACCAGAAAGAACTGAAGCATTATCAGCCAAGATAACAGGCTTAATGGTCATAGTTTGAGAGTTGGTTCCTTTACCAGATACAGCAGTAACGATAGATTCAACACCAGTACGAGAGTTGAAGAATACCATACCTACTTCAGGTAAAGATTTGTAGTTGCTAGAGTATAAATCACCAGCAGATAATACAACAACGATAGTTGCACCAGCAGAACCAGAAACGGTAGTTGAAGAAGTCACGAATGACATCTGACGACCTTTTGATTCATACCAGTAGAACAATTTGTTGTCAGAAGCTAAAGTGTTACCAGCAAGCTCGTTCATCATTACATAAGGAACGAATTGGAATTTGTCGATAAATTCTTTGTACGCACGAGGTACAACGATATTTAGCTCCGAGATGAGGGTCCCCGCACGGGTTGCCGATGCGGAGGTAAAGGTACTTGGAGTAGTAGCCATTTTTTTCTTTTTTTAAGGTTAATTAATAATTTGTTATAAACTCAGCACATAATTACCAAAGTCGTAAGGATCTCCGCCTTTAGCGTCAAATGTCTTACCAGGTGAGCCAATCTCGATATTCTTTAGGTCTTTACCTATCAGATCCATCTTGGCTTTTTCTTTAGCTTGAGTCCAGCCTGACTTAAACATCTTCTCGTTGTTCTCAAGAATATACACATCCTCGGTAATCTTCTTGATATTTGGCGAGCCGTCTTGGTTAATCCAGCCTCTCTGCACTAAATAACTTTCAGCGTTGAAGTTCTTCATTGTTTCGACCATCTGCTTTTTCTCGTCTTCAGTAACTTTATAGGACACATCCTCGTCTCCTAGTTTAAAGTTGAATTCGTCAAGCGTAGGTACTTCTTTCTCAACCGCAGCAATCCACTCTTTCTGGTATCTTTCGATCTCCTCTTGAGTTAGACCCTCAGGCTCTGAAGTCTTCTCTACTTCCTGTTTAACATTGCTCTCAGGTTTTATCTTTCCTGAAATTGGTAATTGAATGTTCGCTTTAATCTCCTCAAGTTCAACTCTCTTTTCCATCGCATCTCTTTTGAGGAGCTTTTGAGCTCTGTCAATCTCTTTATTGAGTTTAACAGCCTCTTTATATTCTTCAGGATATAGCTCTTGATCAATTTCGTTCAAGTCTACCTTATCCTGAAATAATGCTGAACCGTACTTCTGCTCTAGCTCAAACTGAATGTCTTCGCCATCCCAATTCTGGTGTTCAGCTTCCAGATAGCCAGTAATAATATCTAAATCAGATACTTCACTGTAATCTGTGTTCTTGATGGTCAGGTACTCAAATAGAGCCTTCTCATCTTCTTCTGTCAAATCTAAACCAACAGCTATTTCTTCTAACTGCTGTTGCACTTGCTCTTCCTGAGCTTCAACCTGCGTTTCTGGTTGAGTCTCTGTTTGAGTTTCAGTCTCTACAGTTTCTTGCTGTTGATCCTGTACTTCTTCTGAGGATTGTGTATCTTCTACACTTTGCTCCTCTGTAGCTACTGATTCTTGTGTTTCAGTAACTTCTTCTTTTTGCTCTTGGGCTTCTGCGCTAAAATTATTAGCAAGCACATCCTCCCAAGACGCTGCCTTGTTTACTTCCATTTTGTGTTCCTTTCTTGTTATGCAAAATTAATGATTATAAGTATGCGGTTTTAAGACTCCATAGCTACCTGCTCAGCACCTTCTTCGCCAGCCTCATTCTCCATCTCAACACCTTCCATTTGTTGAGCACCCTGTTCCATCATTTGCTGTTGAGCTAACATCTGTTGTTGTTCAGCCATCATCTTTTCCTGCTGGTCCTGAAGTTCTTCGGCGAGCAGTTGCTTCTGTGTTTGAACTACACCTTCGATACCATCGAATAACCAGCTAGGCATTTGCTCAATAGACTGGCCTTGTTCCAATAGTTTCTCAAGTGTTTTAACACGTAAGATGTTGTAGTATTTAAGAGTTTCAGATTCTTTCTGGTTCTCCAGCTCTTCTTGCATTTGCTGTAACTTAAATTGTGCTCTAGCCTGCTCTAATTGCAATTCTCCTTGAGCTTTTGCTTGAGCAGCTTGAACAGCCTGTTGCATTTGCATTTCGCTGTTTTTCTGGGCCTCTTCCATTCTTAATCTGCGTCTCTTCTTCTGAGCTGAGATTAAATAGTAGTTAGCGGCTTTAGGGTTATCCAGTAATCTGATTTGTATAGCATCTTCTAGTTCAATGCTTTGTTGAGCTAACGCTTGTTGAATGTTAGCTTCTAGTTGTGCTTTTTCTTTATCGTCTAGAGTGGCTTCGATTTTAACGTCAAAGTTAGTCTTCTCAAAACCATCTTCTGCCTGTAATTTAATGTACTCAACTCTATCTGTACCAAGTGCATATTTGTATCCTTCGTATCCAGTTTCTCCGAATACTAGAATATCCCATAATCTCATTTGGGAGAGCTTAGCAGTTTTCTCTAAGATGTTTAAGTAAGAGTTGTAGATATAGTTCACAGAGCTTTCTCCAATGCTTCTAGCATCCTCAAGAACTCCACGACCAACAGCTTGGTTTGAAATCATACCCTGGTCAAGGGCGTTAGATCCAATCATTCTTTCCAACTTAGCTAATTCAAAGTTATATAACTCGATAAATGCTTGAAGCTTACCGCTGAATGGTACGTTTAATGGTGTGATTGGAGGTCTTGAATTGCCTTCCATCTCATCTACTTGTCCTTTAGTGAATACAACACCAGTCTGTTTGTAAATTCGAAGCAACTCCATAGGTTGCAGTAACCCCTTACCATTACCTATATCTATATCACTCATACCTGCCACATCTACGATGTAACCATCTGGTGCGGCTTGAGCAATGATCTTTTGGATTTGTAGGTGAGCTAACTGCATTTGTTTGATAGATGGAATCATCGTCTCAATCAAAGGCTTGTTAGTCATCCTGTTATTGTTGTACATATACAACGAGAATGGCAACAAGCACTCTTGCAAGTTGTCATTAGGCTTCAACATATTCTTAGCTACAGCCCAATGTAAAAGGTGGTTAGTATCGCAGATCCAAGCACCTTCGTATTCTACATAGTAAGGTTTAGATTGTACGTATTCCTTACCTTCTTTAATCTTATCTGTTCTATCTAATAGAGTCTTACCAAATCTGTCTTGGTTTTTCTCGTATTTAAGATTGTATAGGGTTTTGTAGGAGAGCTGTAGTACTGGAACTCTAAACGCATCGTATGGTCTAGAGAACGCATTTGAGTATTGGTAATTCCAAGTAAATGTCCAAGATGCAGGGTTTGAGTATTTACCTGTAGCATTTTTAGCTAAGTTGAACAACTCTTGCTCTGATACCTTTCCTGGGTACATCATACGAACATCCATAATGCTCATATAAACTACCTCACCAACCCACTCAATATCTTTAAAGTCATTGCGCTCGCTGTAAGAAAGAACCAAGTTGTAAGGATTTACTTTTCTGATTCTGATCCTACCGTTAGCGTCTAAGTATGTTTTAGTTCCACCGATACCAAAGTTGATCAAGTCATCTAAAATATCGTCTTTAATTTCACGAATATCGTTATCATACAGAACAAGGTCAATGCCTTGCTCCATCATTACCTCTTCTCTTTGCTTGTAGTTGAATCCAAAGTATACTTCGTTTTCTTCTGAATCCTCTGGAGTAAAGGCATCTGGATCCTCTAATTGCATTCCAGTTGCTTGCTGGAGAGCAGCTATTTGATCCTTATATTCCATACGGAATTGAGCATCAGCTTTCTCTTTACTCTTCTTAGATACACTAACTGGATCTATTGCGTTACATCTGATTTTTTCTACACGCTGATTAAATCTGTCTTTAATACGCTGAATAATCGGGATAGCAATAGGTAGAGGAGTAAAGTCTAAGTTAGAATATGGCTGCTGTCCGTTAATATCTAGATAGTCCAAAAACTCCTGCATTGGCTGCTGGCCAGTTGCGTAAGATACGTTGTAGTCAAATCTAACTTGACGTTGTTTTTGGCTTACACCTCCATACCCGTTTAACCATTGGGTATAGATGCTTTTCATTACTTTTAAGCCGTATTCTGGAGAGTTCTTATCCGAGTCGTTTGCTAACGGATTGGGAAAACCGTAATAAGTTTCTGCTGCTGCCATTAATCCTAATATAAATTATTTACAAAATTAGTCAATTTAATTGTGCGATTTTTTAAAACCTATTGAGGTTAACAGGCTTAGCGTGTTTAAGAAATACTAACTTTTGTTCTTTTGTTTCCACTTTCACATTTTCTGTCCCAGCAAGCAAGCTCATACCGAATGCTACAGTGTCATCATACTTTGTTCTTTTGGCGTGTTTATAAGCCATCAGATCAACGATCAGCTCATCGAAGTATATTTTATCACAGTGAAGCTCAACGTAGTCGTATACCGTGTCAAAATGCTTCTGGAGAGCAAATGGATCTTTAGATGGTGTACCGTATTTAACCTTTTTATTTTTTCTACTAGGATCAATGGTAGATTTAGGTCTCCACATCACATAGTTTTTATAACCCTTACCAATAAAGTACTCATAATAATCCTCCACATCACTCTCGTAGTTGGCCTTGCAACCAAAGTATTCGCAC